GTACGATGCTCAACTACTCGATGACCATTCAATGGAACGGGGACGTGTGCCTCTGTTGCCGGGACTTCGACGGTGCGACGAAGGTCGGGAACGTCCACGAGAGCACCCTTCAGGAGCTGTGGGACGGCCCCGTCTACAGAACCTGGAGAGGGGGGTTCCCGAAGTTCTGCCGGGGGTGTTTCACATGAAAATCGTAAAGAAGCCTTGGGGTGAGGAGCGGTGGTTCACGGACAACAAGATGTACATGGGTAAGGTCCTCATCATCTACGCCCACCAGCGGGGGAGTTTCCACTACCACCGCTTGAAGCACGAGACGATGTACGTCTTCGAGGGGGACCTTCTGCTCATCTCAGACCTCCACGACGACCCGATTACCCTGCCACCTGGTTCGTGCCTTGTAATCCCTCCAAAAACACAGCATAGCCTCGGGGCTGGCTACCAGCGTGTGGTACTGTTCGAGGCTTCAACATCCCACCCAGAGGACTCGGTTCGAGTTCACGACTTCTACGGGAGAGAGTGCAATGCCAGACAAGCTAACCCCAGACAATCAAGACTTCTTCCGAGGTCCAAAGGACGAGGTCAAGAAGAGAATCGAGGAGTGGCTCGCCAGCCTCGGTCAAAAGCACAAGGCGGCGGAAGAAGGAATCTACAAGGAGTGGGAGCAGACAAAGTACGAACGGGCCATCGTTGAACCCGTTGAGTGGCTGAATTCTGAAGACTACGCAGGGCATACGGGGAAACGGTGCTACGACAAGATTAAGGAGGACTTCTACTTTGTGATGACCAAGGACCCCCGTCCCATGCTGGTTGTTCTCAAGGGGTCCATCGGATGGGGGAAGACGTTCTTCTCTCGGTTGATGATGCACAGGCTCCTATACGAGTTGACGTGCCTCCGCTCGCCCCAGGCCTACTACGGCCTCTCCGCAGACTCCCGAATCGTCCTGATGAATATGTCTGTCAGCAAAGGCCACGCCCGGAAGGTCTTCTTCCAGGAGCTGAAGGACATGGTGGACGCTGACCCCTATTTCTCTTCCGTCTGCCCGAGGAACATGAGCAACAATAGCCTCATTGAGTTCCCGTCCAAGAAGGTCTCCTTTATCCCAGGCTCCAGCTCCGAGCTGGCCCCCCTGGGCGAGAACTTGTTTGGAGGGGTCATCGAGGAGGCCAACTTCTACCCCGTGGTCATCGGCTCGAAGAAAATAGTCAACCCCGACGAGAACGAGTTCGACACGGCCCGGCATATGTTCGACTCCATCTGGAGAAGGATGATGAGCCGCTACCAGGTGTACGGGCGTGTGCCTGGGATGCTGGTCCTGAACTCTTCTGCCGCCTACCCAGACGATTTCTTGGAGAGGATATGCCGGGAGGCCAACCCCAACGATACGGTTATCATTCAGCACGCTGAGTGGGAGACAAAACCGCCAGAGAGGTACTCTGGTAAGACGTTCTTCTGCTTTGTTGGCGACACCCAGGCCATGCCCAAGATAATCAAGACGGAAGAGGTGGAGGAGTTCAAGAAACTCGGAGAGGTCATGGATGTCCCCGTTGAGTACAAGCCAGCCTTCGAGAAGGACATTCTGGGGGCGATGCGGGACATCGCCGGGAGGAACGTCAAGATGATTGACCGATTCCTCCCGGACGATGAGCGGATTGACTATGTCTTCGAGAGCGGGAAGAACATCCCTATTCCGTTCGGAGGAAGGTTCGACCTCGGTATTCCAGCCGATGTGCTGAACAACGTCGTTAAGCCTCTCGAGTTGGTACGTCGGGTGGGGGATGACCCCGTCCTAAAGTTCCACCCAGAGGCCGGGCGGTTTGTTCACATCGACCTCTCGTCGGTCAACGACAGCACAGGGTTCTGCATCTGCCATGTCGGGGAGCTTCGTGAGGTTGAGCGGCGGATAGAGAGGGAGGACAACACCATCGAAATTGTTAGGGAGGTCGTTCCCGAGGTCTACATCGACGTGGTATTGAGAATAGTTCCTCCTGAACGGGGAGAGATAGAGTTTGAGGAAATAAGAAGCCTCATCCATCGCTTCACGGAGGAGTGTGGAATGCGGTTCGCTAAAATCACGTTCGACCTGTACCAGTCCAGGGACTCCCAGCAATTACTGAGAAAGAAGTTCGGTGACGACGTGGTGTCTCCTCTTTCGGTGGACCGTACGCCGGACCCCTATTTAATTCTCAAGGAAACCATCAATGAAAAACGTCTGCACAGCTACTTCTACGCTCCACTCGCTATGGAGATGAGGACAATCGTGGTAAACCCAAGAAACAAGAAAATCGACCACCCGCCGAATGGGTCCAAGGACGTTGCCGACGCTGTTGCCGGAGCCGTCTTTAGTGCGGTGAAGGAGTTTGACAAGAGCTTCGTGGATGATATACAAATGGGTGTGTTGGAGGACGACTCGCCCGACGAAGACCTGGAGAAACGGTCCATCCGCTGGCTTCTGGGAGGGGACCTCGACTCTCCGCCTCCGCTGGAGAAGAGTGAGAAAAAGATTGTGGCGGAGATAGAACCTTTAGAGAGAAAAACATGAACGCATTCACCCTTCTACGAATGAGACTTCGACACGTTCTGTGGGTCATAAAGGACGAGGGTCCTGTTTTTTCTAGGGCTTGCTATGTCCGTCTGTTCGAGGTTCTCTCGAAGATGAAACCAGAGTCTGTTGTGATGATTTACGGTACGGAGGATTGGAGAATCCCCTGCCTAATGTCAAAGCTGAACCTCAAGAAAGTTATGACGTTCGTTTACGGAGACTACTTTGACGGGACTGTTCGTCGGATGCTCGGTGGAGGGGCGAAGTTTGGGAACCAAGGGAAGGTCAACATCGTCCTGCGGGAGCAGGAGCCGAACTTTGTAAAGCTCTGGTCCTTTCCAATCGACACCCTCATAATTACGAGTGTGGGGGATGCTCCTCCTGCTGACATGAAGAAACTTGTCTCCTCCATCAAGCGAGGGGGGACTCTCGTTACTAACGACTTCTCTCTCTTCAAGGAACAGTACGGGAACCTCGCTTCGTTATTCTCAAAGTTCGATGTCTTTGAATCGACGGTCATTGGTGTTAGGAGATGAAGTCCCCTAAGCTTAAAATTGAGATGGTGGACCCCAAGTCCCTGATGCTCGCTCCGTGGAATCCGAAGGACCACACAGACAGGGGCCTCAAAGCTCTGGATGAGTCTCTGACCCTGTTCGGGTGGATGGAGCCTCTCACGGTGTGGAACGGTGTTGTCATCAACGGGAACGGGAGGCTGAAGAAGTGCCTGGAGAGGGGAGAGAAGCTCGTTCCCATTGTCAGGCGGGACGACCTGACAGAGGACCAGGCCAAGGCCTACCCGATGGTCTCCCAGCGTATCGCTAAGTTCATGGTTGACAATAACGATATGATTTACGAGATAGCTCAGAAGCTTCCAAAGAGCATGGTCTCTCCATTCTACACGGAGTCTGAACTGGGGGAGATGCGGGATTACCTGAAGTCTCTGGTCAGTTCGAGAAGCCAGTCCATGAAGGACGAAATCAAGACTGAACAGGTGAAACCTGAGAAGAGACAGAACATGGTCCTATCCCTCATAATCCCTCTGGACCTCTACGAGACCGTCGGGGATGTATTCGATGACTGGTTCCGGGAGCAGGTTGAGAACCACGAGGAAATCCGATTTATAAAAAAGAAGAAGGGAGGAGTCTGATGATAACCGTTACTGAAATGCCGAAAGAGTCGGGGAAGTACGCAACGAAAAGGAAGCCTGTCCGGGCCATCCAGTTCCACACAGCGTTTGTGTTTGAGAATGAGAACGAGAAGATGCAGGGGATGAGCGGCGATTACCTGGTCGAGGTGACTCCCCGGAACATCGTCATCGTTCCCCTCTCGAAGTTCAACGAGCTGTACGAACCCTGGCAGTCCTGACGATGTACCACCTCTGTCTGAAGGACAAGTTCAACGCCTCCCACTTCTTTCTGGGTGTGAGAAGTTCTGATGCGAATATGCACGGGCATACGTGGAGGGTGGAGGTCCTATACGAGAGTTCGGCTCTCGATGGCATGGGAGAGTTCCCGAGGAGGAAGGACCTTCGGAAGGGGCTGACTCTCACGCTCATGGACCTCGACTTCTCGTGCCTGAATTCAATCCTCCAGGGGCCGGAGGGGAAGAACGAGGACAATCCGACCAGCGAGAACGCCGCCAGGTGGATTTACAATAAGCTCAAGGAAGAGGTTAAAAAAACAGGGGTCCGGCTAACTACTGTCATTGTCTCTGACGCTGAGGACCTCTGGGTAAGCTATTCAGGCTGACTAAAATAGGCTTGACAATCTGACCCAACTCTTCTACTACGGGAGTAGGAGAATTGCCATGCCTAGTCTCGCAACTCGTATGAAATCCCTAACCAGAGCCTGGCGTGATTCCGGCTCGGAAGAACCCTCTGCCTCAGCCCCCGATACCTCCGAGAGGAAAGCTCTCGATAGGTGGGAGCGGATGGAAAGTCTTGTCGAACTGTCCCCCCATAGGAACGGGAAGTACAAAGAGTACGAGGAGATGGACAGGGAGATTACGGAGATATCGTCTGCTCTGGACCTCTACGCAGATTTTATTGTGTCCGGCGGCTCTGCTTCAGAGGATGATGTTTACACCCTCGCCATTGAGGGCGGTCCAGTAAAGGCCAACAAGGTCGCCAAGGATTTCGAGATGAGGACCGGGATAAAGAACCGGGTTTGGTTCTTGTCTCGAGGAACGGCGAAGTATGGTGACTTCTTCTATGAGGTCGTTGTAGACCCCAACGAGGTCGTCAAGCTTGTCAATCTTCCCTCCTCTTCCATGTGGGTCAACAAGGACGACAAGGGAAATCTTATCCAGGCTCACCCCTACGTGCAGAAAGAGTTCGACATGGATAAGAAGGGGATTGAGTTTGAACCCTGGGAAATCGTTCACTTCAAGGTTGGGGAGGAGGACTACGGAGTGGACGAGTCGGTTCTCCAGCGTTGTCGGAGGACATACAAAATAGTGAGGATGCTCGAGGACGCTATCCTGGTGAATCGAATCACCAAGGCCCACCAGCGTCTCGTTTTCAAGGTGGACGTGTCGAATATGGGGACTGCTGAGGGTTACAAGTACATTGAGAAACTCAAATCGATGTACAAGAGCCGCAGGTTCATGGACAACGCCGGGAATCTCCGCACAGAGAAGAACCCGCTCCAGCCCCAGGAAGACATCTGGCTTCCCGTGCGTAAGGACCGCTCGACTGGGATTGACGTGATATCCGCCGACGCTTCCGTTGCCCACATCGCCGACCTTGAGCACTTCCATAACAAACTGTTCGCCGGGACGAAGGTCCCCAAGGCCTACCTCGGGTTCGAGCGGGATGTGAACGCCAAGGCCACGTTGACGCAACAGCATCTGGCTTTCACCAAGGTTGTCCGGCGTTACCGCCACGTTCTGGCTATCGGTCTCCGGCACTTCTACAAGGTTGAGTTCCTGATGAAGGGTCTCGACCCCAACTCGTTTGAGTGGAAATTCAAGTTCCCCGGACTCGGGTCTGCCGACGATGAGCTGACCTGGAGTATTGAGGCTATTAAGGCGAACGTCGTTGCCACGTACGCTCAGACGGGGCTGACTCTCCCCATTGAGTGGATTCTCAAGAATGTCTTCATGGACCTCTCGCCCACGCAGGTGGAGGAGCTGATGAAGATGTGGGAGAAGGACGAACCGTGCCTCGGTGGGGTCAACCCGCTCAAGCCACAGCCGGACCCGATGGAAATGATGATGGCTCAAGCCCAGGCTCAGGCTGTAGCCAAGGGGGGTTCTCCCGACGGTGGCGGAAACGGAAAGGAGAAGGGTAACGGCAAGGAGGGGGGGAACGGGCAGGACCCGAAACAGGCCATTAAGAAGGCTACGGTTGGGAACCTTCCTGGTCGGGAGTCTGATTCTGCCATCGACGCATTCATGGAAACTCTTCGCCGGGACAAGGAACTTCAGGATATGAAGAACCGGGTTATTGCTCTGGTGAAGAACAAAGACAAGGACTTCGAGTTGTACTGAGATGCCCGTTCTAGCCTGTCCTGGTGGTCGCTGGCGGATAGGGACGGGTCCCTGTGTCTACAAGACCAAGGAGTCTGCGGAGACTGCTTACCGGGGGTATCTGTACTACAAGAACGCCGCAGAGAGTCTCGAGACGATGCCCGACTGGATGAAGAACCTCTTCGACCAGCGGGTGGAGTTGGCTCAGGAGTGGGTGGGGTACTTCGGGGAAGCGATTGAGAATGGCTTCCTGGATTGTCTCCCCTACGCCTGGGTGAAGTTCCATTCCAGGTATAAACGGTCCAAGACCGAGGGGGTCTGGATAGAAGTTAAAAGGAGAAACGCATGAAAGTCGTAACAACGAGTGGTAAGGTCCTCTACGACAAGCCTGGCAAGCGGGAAGGCGAAATCGTCGTCCCCGACGCATGGGGAGAACTTCTCCTCGCTGGCGGGGTCAGGTACTTGTGGGGTGCTGAGGAGAAGACCGACAAGGGTGTCGTTCATTCTACCTTTGTCAACACCCTGAAAATCGACTCGCCCGAGTTCGAGGACATGATGTGGGGCATCGCCTATTCCGAAATTGGAAAGGCTGTGTTCCGTGGAGAAATGCCAGTCAATACCCTGCTCTGACGGAGGGCCTCATTGTATGTCTATGTCAAGGACGTGGCCCTTCAGAAGCTGAGGGAAGCGGGAGTAAAGGGCCGCTCCGGTCATTGGAACCACGCCGGGATACCCGGACATAAGGGTGGGAGTCTGCCTGGTTTGTCTGCACAAGGCTCTGATTTTGTCATCAAGGTCTCTGGCAGGTTGACTCCGTGGGAATTCTCTAAGGAGGGTGTTGATGGTATGGTCAGCTCCGTTAAAAACACCCTGAGCGAGATGGGGGAGGACTGGAGCAAGGAGCTGAGGCTGGTCCTCATCGAGGACACCGAGGACATGACAGGAAGGAGCGGGTCCTATCTGGGCGTGGGTCAATACATGGATGGGGCCATTATCATTCACCCAACAAACGTAATGAAGGCGTTCAGCCGACAGCTCCCCATCAAGGAGGCGTTCAGGAGAGTCTTCACCCACGAGCTGGCTCATCATTACTTCAGTCAGCATGAGTCTGAGTTCTCGTCATTCTCAAGTACTCCGTTCTCGCTTCTTTGGGTGGGCATCCATGCGAAGGCATTGGACGGGGGGAAATCCCCAACGGTACACTCGCTTGACAACCCCTCCGAGTATTTCTCCGCCGCCTTCGAGCAGTACGTTCTGAATCAGAGGGGTACTATTGAGGTCGAGGCCTGGGACTGGTTTGATAAGAACGTCGGGCGGAAGAAGTTCATGTCAGAGAGCGTCCTTGAGTTCGGAACCCCGAAGTCCGGTCATTGGGGTCATTCGAGCGTTGCTGGTCGAAGAGGCGGCTCTGCTCCTGGAAAGGGTGCTCCAAAGGACCCAGATAAACCGCCGGAGATGAAGGCTCCTCGCTTCGGCCCGGAGGCTGAGAGGGTCCTGGGAAGCGTAAAGCGGATGGCTGGTGTCACCTTGTCGAAGGACGCTTTCCGAGCTATACAGGTTGCTGTCGAGACCGTCTTAGACGCTGTCCCTGACAATTTTCTCCGTGGTCTTAACGGCGTTGAGGCCAGGGCTGGTGCGGAGCGGTGGGCCTTCTACGACAGCAAGGGCAAGCGGAATGTCATTGTCATCTACCCGGAGCATTTCAAGGAAACCCACGCTGTTGTGAACCTGGCTGGTTTCCCTCCAGAGCGTCCCACTACCTACAAGGATTTGCACATAATCGTCGCTCACGAGCTTGGTCATCACATTTCGGATAATATTCTCACTCCATACGAAGTTGAGATGTTCGACAACTGGCGGAAGCAAACAGGAGAGGCACTTCGGAAGCAGACTGGTGGGTTTACTCCTGACAAGCCCGTGAGCACAGGCGACTGGCGGATAGCCCGGCAGTATGGGCTAGATTGGGGTGAGTTCTTCACGGTGAACTTCGAGGCGTACGCCGCTGGGAGATATAAGTTCATTAGTCCCCCGGTCCTCGAGTGGTTTGACAACAACATAAAAAGATTCCAGAAAAGGGTTGAGTCCGTTGACGAGGTCGGTACGGCGAAGTCAGGACATCGGGGTCACGCCGGGATACCTGGACACAAGGGAGGGAGCCTCCCAGGGACGGCGAAGGACGTTGTGGGTATTGAGAAGAACGCCTCCTACACCGCTCTTCTGGCCTTCGGGGTTATTACCAAGGAAGAAGACGAGGTTGTCCTGTCTAAAATTAGAGGCTACCTCGACAAGATTCCCGCAGAGTGGGCGGAGAAGGTCGATATTGTTCTGAATGACCAGGATGCCCGTAGTCCTATGAACTTGGGGTTGTATGTGCAGAATTCAACCGACCCGAAGCTCAACAGGCCTGGCGGGTCGGCTATTGTCTACGTGGGGTCCGTTAAGATGGCGTACGAGGACCCAACGACCCCCAGTATCTATATGGGTATCCAGGACTGGAGAGAGCTGGTTGGTGTAGTGGCGGCACATGAGATAGGACACGCTATCTGGTACGACCACTTGAATCAGGGCCAGAAGGATTTCTTCATTCAAGAGTGGGAGATGGCGGAAAGTGGAATAGGGAAACCGCCTCCTCGTTCGTACGGGCTGAAGAATTATCGAGAGTTCTTCTCTGTCAACTTTGAGGCCTGGATTTCGGGCCACGATAGTATGATGAACCCGAGGATTGTTTACTGGTTCAACGAGGAGGTAGGAAGACGACTGAAAAAGGAGTCCTACCACGGAAAGTACGTTGTGACGGAGTACGGTGTAAAGGGACGCTCTGGTCATTGGAAGCACCAGAGTCAGCCGGGCCACCGGGGTGGTTCTCTCCCGAAGGACGGACAGCTCTCCCTGGCCCTCGACACCCCTGCTCCTCAGATGAAGGCCCCTACTTTCGGGCCGGAGGCGGCTCGCCTCCTGAGTAAGATTGCCATGGAATTTGGAGAGATACCTGGAATGGGTCTCCCCTCGTTCGCTCCTCCGAGAGATGTTCTCGATGTTACTCTGAATTCAATAAAGGACATCCTGGCTCAAATCCCAGATGGGTATCTTGTCGGGTTAGAGGGTATCTACATCACGAATGCGGCTAACGCAGGGTATTACGGATGTGGCTTTTATTCGGGGGCAACTGGAGCGAAGAGGATTACGATAACCCCAGAGAATTTTGGAAGAGACCTTACCGGAAAAGGTTTTGTTGGTTTTACGTCTGACAGACCGATTACTCCCGCTGATACGCATCTTATTGTCGGACACGAGATAGCTCACCACGTCTGGTATGAACATCTCACGACGGATGAGTTGAATATAAATAGAAAAGCGTGGAACAAAGTCAAAGAAGATGACCGTCTGGGTGTGACCCCGCCCAACCCCGACTACCGGGTTGCCAGGCCGTATGCTTTGCAGAGTGAGTCGGAATTTTTTGCTGTTGCTTTTGAGGCGTATGCGGCGGGTAGGTTTGAGTACGTTAGCAAACCTCTTCTGACTTTTTTTGACAAGAAGTTCAAACGTCCTACGAAGAGGATTGAGTCCGTTCTCGAATACGGCGTGAAGGGGCGTTCCGGTCATTGGGGTCACTCGAGCGTCCCAGGGCATAGGGGAGGGTCCACCAAGGGGAAGGGGTCTGCGACCCCCATCAAGACCCTGGGTAATACGGTCCCGTCAGCCGTTGTTTACCCATACGCTTTTGCTCCGGGTGTTCTTGACCTGCTGTCGAAATCTCAGTTCTCTTCTCTTGAGAAAGAGATTAATAAGTACATGAGCAAGATTCCTATCGACTGGGTTTGGGGGGCCAAGATTGAATTTTTGGGGAGGGGGCCGTATATGGCCTGGTACGAAGAAGGGCCTGGAGGTAGTAGGATATATGTATCTCTGAGTAAGATTCAGCACTCAATTAATCCTCCTTCAGAAGGGGGACACGTGGCTTGGAAGCCATTCGGTGCGGACATAAGCTGGGAGGAGTGGTCTGCTGTATGTCTTGGGCATGAGATAGGACACCACTTCTGGTCGAATGGGATAATTGGCTTTGGAGACAGAGAGTTCTTCCGCAGGTCATTCTCTCGGGCGAGGAAGGGGACTTTCGGAATGATGGCTCCGAGGGGGTACGGGCTAAAGAACGTGAGGGAGTTCTTTGCGGTCAACTACGAGGCCTGGTTAATCGGGAAGCACAACCTCATGCACCCGACAATTAAGGACTGGTTCGACAAACACGCCTCCCTGCAAAGGACCGAGTCTGTTCTCGAGTTCGGGACTACGAAGTCAGGTCATTGGGGCCATAAGGGAATCCCGAAGCACAAGGGTGGGAGTCTCCCGAAGGGGGATGGAGGAGGTAACCTCAATCCAGCTCTGGTGACTGGGTCGTCTGACTACATTGCGAAGGGCCGCTCTTTTAGTGATGACGTAGAAACGATTTCTGAGTCTGCTGGTAAGCTACCGAAGGAGTGGTTCAACGGTATCGTCGGAGTTGTACTCCATACGGCCCCGGAATTAAAAGGTGGTAAGTACGGTACGTATGCGGGGTGGTACGACGAAGTTGGTACGAGAGTTATTGGCAAGCCTCAAGATGCCGTCATTCATCTTAACGTGGATGCATTTACAGGTCCAGCCAATACGTTCCTTCACGAGATGGGTCATCACTTTCTACATAATTTTGCTAAGTCAGAAGACTTCGATAAGCTTGACGAGTTCTTCGTTGCGGCAGAGCGGGAACAAATTCCCTACCCTCGTTTGTACGCCATGTCCAGTCCGAGTGAGTTCTTTTGCGAGTCGCTTGAGTTCTTTCTCCGAGGAGATGTTGAAGGAACCGTTGCTCCGGTTGTGCAGGACTTTATAAAGGGTGTTCTCTCGAGGTCGTACAAGAAAGAGTCGATTGACGAGGCATCGAAGTTCCTCTCCGTCGCTTCCCTGAATCCAATCCGCCGGGCCTTCACGTCCATTCAGAGCGTTCTCAGCGGGAACGTCCTGAACCGCTCGTCGATGTACGGGCAGTCTGTGGAGATGATTAACAAGGCTATGGGCAACTACCAGTCGGCGATTGATAATCTCGTCGGGGACCTCGAGAGTGGGAGATTGTCTCCAGAAGAGGCCTTGTCGAGGTTCAAGGTTACGGCTGAGAACTCCTACCGGGTGGCATACTTGGCTGGAGGATACCGGGCAGGAAACCCCTTCTACCGAGACCTCGGGATAACCCCGGAGGATACCTCTCAGGTCGGTGGGGCCATGAACTTCGAGTCGGGATTCTGGCAGGACTTCCAGAGGGACATCAAGGACAAGTCCTACCCACGGGAGCGGGTGGAGACCCGTGCGAAGATGTACGGAGACGCTATCTATTCTCAATACTGGAACGGCTACACGGCGGGTCTGCCGGACACCACGGAGCTGGCTTGGATTATGGGGGACGCAGAGCATTGCGAGGACTGCGAAAACATGGCGGCGAACTCTCCGTATACGAAGGCCTCTCTTCCTACCGTGCCTCGGGCCGGGGATACGAGATGTCTCTCGAACTGTAAGTGTCGTATTCTTGAGTTGGTCAACGAGGACATCCTGACGAACAAGATGCTCCCGCCGAAGGTTGGAATGTCGAGGTCGGAACTCTACGGGATGAACCCCGTCGAGGTCCTCATGTCCAACGGGGAAGCGGCCTCTCCTGATGTGACCACCATGCTTGCCGGGATTTACGCTGAAATCAACCGACTTCGTCAGCTCATAGAGATTGACCAGGGGAATCTCCAGATGTACGTCCTGGCCCGGAAAAGGGCCGTAGAACAGGCGATAGGCCTGGCCCAGGTCTACAACGTCACGGTCATCCCTAAATATGCCGTCAGCGAGCTTGTGGGGGCTGTCCAGGGCATGATTAGCCATGGATGGGAGCTGGCTAGGTCCGGCGGGGCCTTCCAGGTTGGGCAGATGGTCCGGGAGGTCAGGAGCGTGTTCATTAACGCCGGACTTGTAACCAGCGTGACTGGGGATATTATTCGGGTGATGACTCCGAGGGGGGAACTGGTTGTCAATGTGCCAGAGTCCCTGGTGTTCGTTCAAGGAGCATAAAGTGGCTGAGAAGTTCAAGGTTCTTATTGAAATCGGGGTCAAGGGGAAATCTGGTCATTGGGGGCATCAGAGTCAGCCTGGACACAAGGGCGGTTCTCTTCCAAAGGATGGGCAGGGGTCCCTTTCATTTCCTAAACAGATGAGGAAAACAACTACGTCTGCGGGGAGCGTAGACCAGCTTCTTCAGAAAGTGAAGGACAGCGTTGTTTCGTTTGGTTCTCGAGCATGGGAGAAGACAAAAGGTACTCTTCATTCAGTTCCGATAAGCACAGAGATACCAGGAGAGAGGTGGGATGTTGGGAACGAGTTTGGATATCTCGTCAACATGGACGGGACGGAAGACAAGAATATTACGGGAACCCACAATCAGATGGATGTTCCTGACGATTGGGATATGACGGATAAGGTGTTCGTGCATACCCATCCGTCAAGTCCTTACTTTGATTTCACAACGCCTCTTTCGGACATGGATTTGTTGGCTTGTATTTCTCGAGGGGCGAAGGTTATCAGCGTCTATTCCGATAAAGGGGTAATGTTCCTGGCAAGGAGGGACGGTCCGAACCCAATAGACAAGAACTGGGGAGTGACACCTACTCTTTTTAGAGATACGTATATGGATATTCACGAAAAGAATGCTCCTTTCTATAGAAGTATACGGGACTCTTTTCTTACTGATGCTATAAAGAAGGGGGGACCTCCGACTCCGAGAGAGAGACACATGATAACAATGAAGGCCACCCACATCGCCAACTGCAAGAACTGGGCGGACATGGCTGAGAGGTTCGGCTGGACCCTCATGTACATCCCGGAGAAAGGTTACGCACCCCCGCCTCATTTCAAGGAAGTTAATCCCTGGAGGATTAAATGAAAATCGACGACGAGATTCTCGATATCCAATACGACAAGCAACTGGCATACAGGCGTGCTCACCCCTTCAAGGAGTCTCGTGATAAAGACGAGGGGGGAACCGGGTCCGGCAATGTTGGACACTCCGGGATAATTGGGCATAGGGGCGGGTCTCTTCCCAAAGGAGTGAAGAACCCAGTTCAGAACATTGGAAAGAAGCTCGGGGGCCTCGTTCCGAATCAGGGCGGCTGGGCGAACCAGCCGGGGATGAACAAGGTTGCCGAGCCGGATAATGCTGAAATCGGGACCATAGATACCCCGGCTGATTCCGCTGTCATTGATATGTCCGGGTACTCCGACGACTTCACTCAGCTCTCTCTCGAACAAAAGATGGGCCAGGTGAGCATGGACGATATCAATTCGCAGATGCGTCGGGACCTCGAGGAGGCCGGGGAGGGTGCGGAAGTCAAACTCACTCCTGTCTCCGGCGAGCTTACGGCTGAGATGGCGAAGGCTATCACAGCTAACGGGCGTGCCACGCTCGATGGCTACCTTGACTACCTGAGTGCGGAGACGTACGCCCAGGCCCGAGACGTAGTCTACAACTTCGGGAAAATCATGGAAGACAGGGAGGCATTCAAGGGAGTGAAGGCCGAGGACCTGGACGCTCTGATGCAGGACATGGTCAACAAGCTCGTCTACCAGGAAATTGAGTCCGTCCGGGAGCAGTACACGGACCACGGTATCCGGCACATCGTCGGGAATATCGACAGGGCCGAGGCGATTATGAAGGCCCTCACGGGAGGGGAGCTGGATTCCATGACGAGGCTCGAAATCATGGTCACCATGGTCAACCACGACATGGGCTACACGACCCCGCTCGTGCGGCTGGGCGGGGACCGGGGAATCATGGCCTCTGGAGAGCACCAGCTCTACTCGGAGAAGCTCTGGGGCGAGCAGAAGGACCTCTGGGATGTCGGGAAAATCTTCTCGGAGGAGGAGTTCGGGCGTATCGGGAGCACCATCAAGGACCACGACTCGACGGGGATTGATATTGAGAATGCTCTCAAGACATCCATCTCCCTGTCGGATAACCTGGCCCTTTTCGCCAAGGAGAAGCTTCCGGCGATGTTCCGGCACGTTGAGGGAAGCCGGGATGTCCTCATCCAGATGACAACCATCGCCAAGCGGCTGGACAGGCTGAAGGGCGACCTGAAAGCCGGGACCATCGACCAGGTGACGTACGACCAAGCGGCGGTGAACCTGAACTCAAGGTTCCGAGACCAGCAAATGAGGTTGTATGGGATGATTGATAGTACGAAGGCGAGCGACGCTCATAAGCGTGACCTCAAGTCGGCAGTTAAGAGGTCCAACTTTATGACCCCCAAGAAATCTGTCGGGGTTCTTGCCGGGGAAATCACCAAGATAAGCGGGAAGAGACACGTCAACATCGAGATAACCTTCAACGAGTTTGACAGGTTCCTTCAGCACACCTTCGAGATGGGTCAGGCCCAGGCGAGGAAGGTTCTCGGAGACTACGGTATCAAGGACTTCTCCAAGGACAGGTACGAGCTGAGTAAGTACGTCACCATCTCCGTTATTGGAGTGAAGTAATGCGAGGGTTGTATGGCTACCACGTTAAGAGGAGCGGCAAACGCAGAGTTGAACTCGAAAGCAAGAAAACCGAAGTTCAGGATAGAGGACTGGCCCGACCATTGTCAACGGTTCCTCGGAATGAGGCTCATCCCAACGACGGACAACCTCTACGGGGGGGACTGCCCGTTCTGCGGCGGGAAGCTGTCGTTGTTCATCTGGATAGAGAAGCGGCTACTCCGGTGCTTCAACTGCGGATTGAAGGGAAAGATTTAGACGAGTTCGGAACCCCGAAGTCCGGTCATTGGAAGCACGCAGGGATACCTGGTCATCGAGGAGGCTCCGCCAGAAATGACGAGCCGGGAACGACGAGGGTTGGAATCACCAGTTACAGTACGGGTCTAAAGTATACCAGCGTCCACGCTGTCTACCGGGACATGGAATCCTTCACAGTCAAGCTGAAGGAAATAGACGGCGTGAGTAATGTCTCGGTAAAGTTCGGGACCGGGGTCTGGGAGGGGGGAAGGGAGCCGAGCTGGGTTGTCTCCTATAAGGGCAACGGCAAGGCTATGTCCCTCATTGCTCAGACCGCCAAGGATAAGGGGCAGGACGGGGTTCTCATCCTGCGTCCTCCTATGGAGGGGAACGCCCACCCCATCATCGAGATGGAGTTCGAGGAGAGGGTGAAGCCCGACAATAAGCGAGCCATTCTCAATACCGTGACCAGCGAGGGGCTGGGGCTGACCTGGTACACCAAGGGGGGGAAACAGGCTCTGTTCGTATCTATCGTCCCGGAGTTCGGGAACAAGGACGAGCAGATGAAGGTGGTCTCGGATAAGATACGGAAAACCCTGGCTGACCTCAAGCTGAAGGTCTCCTACCGGGAGGGGGCTGTGTCCACCCTGGTTCTCGGGCCGGACTCCTACGATAAGTACATCCACCACGAATCCATTCCGGCTGGCGGAGACGAGGTGCTGGCTATTTTCTTCAAGCTGAAAAAAAAGTCCGAGGCTACCCAGCTCGAGTATGGTGTCCGGGGGAAGTCGGGGCATTGGAAGCACCAGAGCCAGCCAGGGCATAGGGGAGGCTCTCTTCCAAAGGATGGGCAACTTTCTCTGTCCCTCGACACCCCTTCTCCGCAGATGAAGGCTCCGAGTTACGGACCCGAGGCGACCAGGATTCTTAATAAGATTTCTGTTGTGGTTGATGGTAGTCCGGGGCAGTACCTTAAAGTTTCGCAGATGGGGTTTGACGCTGTTACGGTAGCTGTACAGAAGGTGCTGAGTTCTGTACCCGATGAGTGGCTTTCTAAGATAAACGGTGTTGAGATTGAGCCAGGAGCAAACCGAGGTTGGGCTTCGTTCGACGATACCTGGGACAGAGTGAAGGGTGGGATTAAGAACGTCGTTCGTATCTACCCGGACAGGTTTCTTACTGGTGCAGATAATACCCACTTACATTTGGCGGGTTTGCCTCCAGACAGAAAAATACAGCTCTCTGATTTACACATTGTTATCGCTCACGAGATGGGTCACGCCATTTATACCCACGGTCTTTCGTCCGAGGACAGGAAGATGTTTGATGACTGGCAAGAGAAGACCAAAACAGTTTACGGTCTTACGCTCAAGTGGAAGATAGCAAGGGCCTACGGTCTCCAGTTCGAGGAGTACTTCACCGTGAACATGGAAGCGTACATGGCTGGGAGGACCGAGTTCATAAGTCCTCCTGTTCTTACCTGGTTTGATAAGCACATGAAAAGGCAACCCCGAATTGAGTCTACCCGTCTTGAGTATGGAACCTCGAAGTCCGGCTTCTACGGGCATTCGGGTAGGCCAGGAGAGAGGGGTGGAAGTCGTCCGGCTGTGGTGGGTGTCGTTCCGAAGGGGAAGGATAAAATCAAGAAGAAGGGACACGTTTCCATCTGTCCTCCCGAGGCCGCTAAAAATTTCCCTGACTATGCGGGAAAGCTCCTTACCCCGACTGAAATCAATCGTCTTACCCAGGGCGTTCCAGAGAGTGTGATGGGTCGGATGTTTATTGGAACAGACCCCGAGTGGGACGCTTACCGGGCTGGAAATTTCATGGCTGTTTTTGGTCCGACGAAGATTCCTGGTCCTCCTGGCATTATCAATACCAACCCGAAAGAGAGAGCGGAGCGGGAAGGGAACTGCTACCAGATGGCGGCGAACTTCGTCCTGGACAACAAGGACTGGTCTCTGTGCCACGCAACCCTCTACCCGAGGTCCGGTCAGTTCGAGGACTACCCTTACTTCCATGCCTTTGCTGTCAAAGGAGAACTTGTTTTTGACGGAGTGGTTGGGGAGTTCTACGACAAGAAGGACTACTTCCGGTACTTCACACCCACGGACATCCGTACGTACACGTACCCGTTGATGGCTGGGCAGATGTTAAAAACAAAGTCTTGGGGGAGCTGGGAATGAGCGGAGAAATGTTTACCAAGGTCAGCGAGGCAGGGAAGAGAATCCCCGAGGACGTTCTTATTCGGCTGAGGTCGGACGAGTCTGTCCAGGTTGAGATTGGGGTCAAGGGGAAGTCGGGTCATTGGAAGCACCAGAGTCAGAAGGGTCACAAGGGAGGGAGCCTCCCGAAGGATGGACAGCTTTCTCTGACTCTCGACACCCCTGCTCCGAAGATGACGGCCCCAAAGGAGCCTCCAGCGGGTATGCTGGACACGGCGATAAATGCTGTGATTCACGGGTCCCCGGAGTATCTGTTAAGTTCTTATATAGGAAAAGGTGGACGGGACCTGGTTGATGCTGAGATAAAATCTGTTCTGGAAAAGGTTCCAAAGGAGTGGGCTGACCGTCTCTCCATTACGTTACTCCCTGACCGAACGGGAGTTCCGTGGGCGGAGTATCGGTCTACTCTTGGACAGAATGAGATTGAAATATTTGTTGGTCACATCAAGGAAGACATTGGGGACGACCCCCTACCGCACTCTGTCCATGGGATGCCTGATTACCCTTGGGGGACGTGGGTCCAGTATACGGGAACGTGCCTTGCCCACGAGATTTCTCATAACGCCTGGAAGTGGGTTCTGACCGGGGGGGAACAGCATCAATTTGAGGATTGGTGGGAAGAGGCACAAAGAGACCAAATTAAGACTCCAAGGGTATACGGTCTTGTGAATTCAAACGAGTTCTTCGCTACGAATTACGAGGCCTGGATTCGGGGGCTAGAATTCATGGTGGAGCCGAAGGTCTGGAACTGGTTCGAGAAGAACGCCAAGCCTAAACCGAAGCATGAGTCATTCCGAGTAACGATTAAACGGGAGGGGGCCTCTCTGGTCGAGTACGGGCTATCAATCCGTGCGGGTCGTTGCGGACACGCCGAACATGGCGGTCCAACCCCCTTATCGGACCAGATGCCCCCTCTCTTTCCTAATATGCGACTGATTGAGTATGGTGTCAAGGGGAAGTCGGGTCATTGGAAGCACCAGAGTCAGAAGGGACACAAGGGTGGGAGCCTTCCGAAGGACGGGCAGGGGTCTCTGCCGCTTGATACCAAGAGCACAGCTCCTCCAGAGATGAAAAGCCTGGAGCAGAACATCGATGACCTCGTGGCGAAAATCTATGCCAACACAGCGGATATGTACAACAAAAAAGTCGGAGCCTCCTCCAAGACACTCGATGAGTTGTACGATTTCAAGGCCCAGATTGTTCAGGTCCTGGAGCAGATTCCTTCCGGTTGGGGGGAAGGGCTAAACAAACTCACAATCCGGTCTACCAGAGAACTCCCCGGAGGTGTCCCAAAGAAGATGGAGGGGGACGAGAATATTGCTGGGGAGTACTATTTCGGAGATAAGAATATCGACATCTGGTTCGAGGTCGGGTACGACTCCCTCACCAACACGGGGATTCGTGGTATTGTTACCCACGAATTTGGTCATCACGTCTGGTCCACGAAGCTCTTTGAGGTAGATAGGAATCGGTTCAAGAACTGGTTCGATAGGGCGGGGAGGGGATTTGAAAAGTACCCGACCAAGTACTCGTTGAAAAACGTGAGTGAGTTTTTCTCTGAAAATTTAAGGTACTACGTCATTGGGCAGGGCCAGGAACGACTCTCCCAGGATGTGTTTGATTGGATGGAGCGGAACGTCGGGGCGAAGTCGTTCCGAGGCATCCAACCGCTGAAACCAACCCCTCAGTATCCAAAAGGTCTCCCTGACAGAGAGACAGTCAAAAAAATCCGAAGGTTCAAGGGTGGTAGTGCAATCTGGAGGTAGCATAAAATGAAAGGTGTGATTTTAGCTGGCGGTTTAGGTAAGAGACTTGACCCGCTGACCAGGGTGACGAACAAGCACCTGCTCCCGGTCTACGACAAGCCGATGATTTTCTATCCCATCCAGACGCTCGTGGACGCAGGGGTGCGAGACATCCTTGTCGTCACAGGAGGGAATTCCGCCGGGGACTTCCTGAAGCTCCTGGGGGACGGCTCAGAGTTTGGTCTGACCCACCTCAACTACGCCTACCAGCGGGGGGAGGGGGGCATCGCCGAGGCTCTGAAGCTGGCCCAGGACTTTGTGGATGGCGATAAGATGGTTGTCGTCCTGGGGGACAACATCCTCCTGGGGGGTATTGGAGAAGAGGTTGCCATTTTCAATCGGCAGGAAGGCGGGGCCAGGATTCTCCTGAAGTCGGTGGAGAACCCGGAGAGGTTCGGGGTGGCTCGTATCGACAAGGCTTGCCTCCTTGAGATAATCGAGAAGCCGAAAGTGGCCCCCTCGTCTTACGCTGTCATCGGGGTCTATATGTACGACAAGACGGTCTTCGACATTATCAATACTCTGAAGCCGTCGGGTAGAGGCGAGCTGGAAATCACCGACGTGAACAACGATTACCTCCACAGATTCAAGATGACGTACGGGTTTTACGACGGCTGGTGGTCCGATGCCGGGACCTTCGATTCCCTCCTGAAGGTCGGGGACCACTTATACCTCAACCGGGTCAATACGGCTGGGGGAGAGTAAGAAGTCCATTTGTAATACGTTATGTATTACAAAGGACTTGACATTTTAGACGGAGATTCGCTATCAAGGAGAAGGATGAGAAACCTACATTGGAGGTCCAGATGTCCAAAGAGCTGATTGAATCTCTATTCGGCCTCGAAGAAGAGACCAAAAGGTTCAAGGTCATTGAGGACGTTGACGAGAAAACGGGAACCTCCCGGATGAAAATTCAGGGGGTTTGTCAAAGAGCGGACCACGTTAATCTTAATAACAGAGTCTACCCGAAGAAGGTCATCGAGTCGGCCCTGACCGGACTGAGTGAGCGGATATCCCAGGGCAGGGGGTTTGGAGAGCTTGACCATCCACTCCAGTCTCCCAGTCTCAAGAACACCGCCCATCTCATCAACAACGTCTGGTGGGACGACGCAGACCCTTCGTTGCTCTGTTGTGAAGTAACCGTTCTCGACACCCCGCACGGTCAGGTCCTCAAGGAAATCGTCAGAGCGGGGGGCCGTCCAGGGTTCAGCTCTCGTGGAAGTGGCGATGTCGAACGGGTAAAGATGGGCGAGAGGGAAGTGGACCGAATCCTCGACGGGTTCTCCATGGCTTCCTTCGATTTCGTTATCGACCCATCCGTTCAGCCAGCCGCTATCCGCAAGGTCATGGAGAACGCTGTTCAGAAGTACGTCACGGAGGGAACCATGGACATCAAGTCAGTAGACGACCTGCGGATGCAATTCCCCGACCTTGTCAAAGAGGTCGAGGAGAAGGTCATCGAGGATGCGGAGAAGGTCATGGCCCAGGAGCTGGAAGAGAAGAACAAACAGCTCGCCAAGGAACTGGAAGACCTGAAAGCGTCCATGGAGGACCTCAAGCAGAAACAGGTCAAGGAGCAGGAGGACGAGGCGGGGACGAAGTACGTCTCCTTTATGAACGACCTCGTGGACTTGCTGGTCGAGTACGGAGTTCTCTCCTCGGAAGCCGAGGCAGAGACCGACGAGCCGGGGACCGAAGAGGTTCCGGCTGGTGAATCCAAGGAGGTCGGCATGACAGACGAAGAAAAAAGAGAGTTGGAGAACCTTAAAACGGTTGTCACATCTCTCGAAGACGAGAACAAGGCTTTGAAGGCCAAGGCTGACGAGTTCGACAAGGCCAAAGCGGAAGCGGAGGCCAAGGCCCAGGAAGCCGAGGTCCAGGCAGAGGCGGAGAAGAAGAAATCCGCCGAGCTGGAGGAACAGCAGAAGGTCATGTCCTACATTGACGAGAAGCTGTCCGGCTCCAAGTTCGCAACCATTCTCAAACCCCGGCTCGAGGGTTGCAAGACCACCGAGGCTGTGGACGAGAAGATGAAGGCTGAAGAGTCCTTCATCAAGTCTCTCGAAGAGCAGTTCGGGGGCCAGGTTCCTCACGCCAAAGGAAAGACGGAGATGGCGGGGGGTGACTCTGAGGTCCAGGCGATTCGGGAGAAGGCCAAGAGGGTGGCGGGTCTCACCAAGTAGTATTGGGTGCGGTATTTTAACACACAAGAAGATTCCCAAGGAGGAAAGATGAACAATCTCAAAGAGATGTGGACAGAACAGTACAGGGGTCTTACGGAAGACCTGCCCCCCTTCGAGAAGTGTCCCGACATGGGTCGGGAGTGGGTCATCCACAAGGCCCTTCGGCAGGAACAGGCTCACCTGCAATACCTCGAAGACACGGGCAAAGTCGCCGACATCACCACCTTCACGACGGTGGCGATGCCGCTCGTTCGGAAGATTTTCAGCCGTCTCATCGCTATGGACCTGGTCTCCGTCCAGCCCATCAGCCAGCCGACGGCGAAGATTTTCTACCTCGACTTCGTCTACGGTGACACAGGCTCTGGCGTGAGCAAGGGCGACAGCATCTACGCCGCCCGAGACAAGGCCTACGCTACCCGGTCAGTCGAGGAGTCCTCGGTCAAGGACCTCCAGCTCAAGCTCACCTCGAGCGACGTTTCCGCCGTCGAGAAGGCTCTCAAGGCGAAATGGTCCATCGAGTTGGAGCAGGACCTTCAGGCGTACCACGGCCTCTCCGTCGAGGCCGAGCTGATGGCGATTCTCCAGCAGGAAATCACCATCGAAATCGACGGTCTCATCCTCTATTCGATGCTCCAGGGAGCCACCGCTGGCAACATCAACTGGAACATCAACGGCTACCTGGGTGACGACAAGTCCACCTGGGAGAGGAAGGAATACCGCAAGTCCCTCTTCGAGGCCCTGGTCGATGCCGGGAACTCCATCTTCAAGAAGAGGTATCGCTACGGGACGTGGATTGTCGGTCATCCCGATGCCATCGTCCGCCTCGAAAAGTGCGAGGACTTCAAGTACGCCGAGTCCGACGACCCGTACAACTCGCAGATTGGTCGCCACCTGGTCGGGACCCTCTTCGGCAGATGGAAGGTCTACAAGGACCCCTTCTGGCCCCAGCCGACCAAGCTCCTCATGGGCTACAAGGGAGCGACCTGGAGCGACACGTCCGCCTACTTCTCCCCCTACATCCCCCTGTACACCACGCCGCTCATCGTGGACCCGAACGACTTCACTCCGAGAAGGGGCCTTCTGAGCCGTTTCGCTTATGGCACGCTCATCGGCGACGGACTGGCAACGGTCACGCTGACCCAGAGCTAACGCTGGCTCATAGCCGCTACGGTATTTACGAGAGCCAGGGCGGAGGAATACCCTCCGCCCCGGCTTCTCTTGTAAGGAGAGAGGTGTGGTTATAAACAGCACGGGAGTCCAACAGATATACTACCGTAACGACGGGGAGCTGATGGAACTCTGTAAGAACTTCGTCGTTATTGAGAATGGCTTCCTGGGGGTGACGGGTCTCGAGCCAGTCACCGACCTCTCCGAGAAAGTAAACTCCGCCCAGCTAATCGTCTTCCACAGGACGTTCGGTCTGGGCGATATCCTTATGCTCCTCCCGGTTATCCGGGAGTTCAAGACCCGGTATCCCGGAAAGGAATACATCTTGGCGACCACAGACGTTCATAACCGCTGGGACATTGTCCGGGCGTTGGCTCCCGATGTCTTCGACGGATTCATTGAACCCACGAACGTCTGGCGTTTGAAGTATGACCTCGGGTTCTACTTGGACTGGTATCTTGAGATGGACCACACCGAACCTTCTATGTACGGAAGTCACCGAGTGGACTCCTACCGAAAGTTCTTTGGTCTCGAGACCGGGAAGAAGCCTGTCTGGAGCGACCTTGAGAAGCCCACGGATTCCGGGTACGTGCTCTTGCACGAGGGTGGGAACTGGGCGGCTAAGGCCTTCCTTCGTCCAACCTTCGAGTACCTCTTCGACGAGCTGGGGAAGAAGTATGACATCATAGGTCTCCCTATCAACGAGAAGCTCGAGGCGGAGGAACTCATCTCCTTGGTTCTCGAGGCCTCCTGCATTATTACATTCGATACGGCTCCTTTGTGGATATCCCACTTCACTAAGACTCCTCTGATTGCCCTCCTCGGTCCTACACCAGACAACGAGCGACTCCCCTACCACCCGTGTTACCCTGGCAAGGTGCGGGGCATCCGGCTCGAGAAAGAGGTTGGGTGTAAGCCCTGCCGGGAGAAGTTGGACACCTGCCAAAATAAAATAGACTGCATGAAGGTCGGCAAGGAACGTGTCCTGGAACTTATTGATACCGCTCTTGAGGAAATACTGTGAGTGGGATGACCGACTTCGGAGCCATCTTTCTATTGAAGACGGGGGAGGACTCTGGTATCAAGGAAATTCCCCAGGTCTTCTACGACAAGGGCGACGCTGTCATTTTCATGCCCGGAACGCCGGAGTGGGACGAGAAGATGGGTCGGTATAGGCTTACCGACTACTTCGCCTGTCCAGACTTCTGGCAAGCGGCTAAGAGCGTCGAACAGCTCCATGCCGCTGTGTTCAAGGACAAGAAGGAAGTCCGCATCGCATTGAAGAGGACCTCTGAGGGATACGGCGACACGCTGATGATGACCCTCATCCCAAGGGCTTTCAAGGAAGCCTTCGAGAGCACAGCGAAGATAGTCCTCTTCACAACGGAGGACCTGGCCCCGCTTCTGCATGGCAACATGGACATAGACGAGATGAGGTTCGACAGCGAGAAGTACGACGAGGAGTCGTTCGACCTGAAGCTCAACCTCAACTCACTCGAGTTCAAGACCAAGGCGACGAAGAACGAGAGGAAGGGCCGCTACCGATTCAGCCGCTCGGCCTCCTATCTCAAGGAACTCGGCCTCTGGCTGGTGGACCGCAAGCCCATCTACAGGGTAACCGATAAGGAGAGGGAGTGGGCTGAGAGGACCGTCCAGACTGCCCGGAAGCTGTCTGGGATTGAGAATGGCCCCCTGATTCTCGTCCAGCTCCACGCTTCCACCCCCGCCAAGACCTACCCATATATGGAAGCTGTGGCGACCCTCCTCAAGATTAAGGGCTATCAGGTCATCTGCGTAGACAATGTGGACAGCCATTCTCAATACCCCTACTCCCTCCGGGAGGTCGGCTCCCTGGTTGAGCAAGCAGACGTGGTCGTTTCCTCAGACTCTCTCCTATACCACCTGGCGGGAGCCTTGGGGAAGCGTGGCGTAGCTCTGTTCGGATACACCGAGGGGACCATCTTCTGCCAGGACTACGAGAAGGTCGTTCCTGTCCAGGCCCCTTGCCCTCACGGGAAGCCTCCCTGCTGGTGGGATATCGAGTGCCTCCCCGGAGACTCCTCGAGGGAGAAGGAAGTCGCAGGAACTGCTGACTGCCTGAAGAACCTGGACCCCAACGAAGTGGTCGCTGAAGTCCAACGACAGCTCACACCGAAGTCGAAGGTCCTCATCACCATGCTGACATACAATCTCTTGAACATGACCAAGAAGGCCATCGCCAGCATCCGCAGTTACTACGACTACGACGTGTTCGTGGTTGATAATGAGTCGAAGGACGGAACCCCTGAGTGGCTCGCCTCGCAAGGGTACGACTTCGTCTCGAAGAAGACATCCGTTGCCGCCGCCCAGAACATCGCTTTGAAGAAGTTCCTGGCTGGCGACTACGACCTATTCATCTTTCTCAACAACGACATCGTCCTCCGGTCCGACTATATCGACAAGCTCGTGGAGGCCCAGGCTCGCACGGGAGCGTGGGGGATAGTTGGGGACGTGCTCGGGACACCTCCTTGGGCGGTGGACGACTCTATCATCAAGGACTACTGGGACAAGCAGGTCTCAGAAATACCAGCCGGGTCCTACTCTGCCACCCTGCTCACGAGGGAGTGCGTGGAGAAGGTCGGGCTGTTCAACGAGGTATTCACGCCCAGGTACATTGAGGACAACGACTACACCCTTCGCATCCGGCTCGCCGGGGGGTCCTTCTGGCAGACCTCCCATGCTCAGTTCTATCACGCTCTCGGAGCTGTGGTGAACACCATGGAGGAAGAGAAGAAACATCGGGATGTCCGCTGGGTGTGGAATATCCGAAAGTTCGAGACCATCTACGGATTCGGTCCCCACGAAGCCCAGGACCAGAAGAGACTGGGTCTCGAGTGGTTCACCGCAGTACACGGGTACTCGCCAGCGAATTCAATCCGGGAGTCTTCCGGTGAGAGAACTGTTCTCGTTAAGAGGAACATGGGCGGGTACGGTGACATCCTGTTTACGACTATCGTAGCCAAGGCTCTGAAGGAAGAGTTTGGGGACAGAGTTGTCATCGACTATATGGTCCCTCCGAATTACTCGGACGTTCTCCTTGAGAATCCAAGAATTCGTCGGGTAATCCACGAGGACCCCATGGGCGGGTACAACCACGTCTTCGACCTGACGGACCTCGAGTTCCGGGTGGAGCTGGGGGAAATGGGGAAGTACGGGGAGGTTAAGCGGTCCAGAACTCAGATTTATCTGGACACTCTTGGACTGAAGTGTGACCACAAGCCGGAGTACTACCCGACCTTGGATGAGAAGCGGTGGGCCGACCAGGAGTGGGGTATCCGTGGTCCGAGTCCGAGGATTGCGGTTGTTTCCAAGGGGAGCAATAAGCTGAAGGAATGGGAGGGCATGGATTCTCTCATCTCAAAGCTGAGGGGCCTCGGAAACGTGAAAGTCCTCGACCAGATGGACCTGAGTTTCCGGCACGCCGCCGCTCTCGCTTCCCTGGCTGACATTGTTGTGTCGCCGGACTCCGGGATATCAAACGTCTCTGCCGCCATGAGAGTTCCCACGGTGACTATTTTCAGCAACAGGAACGGGGCTGTGTTCGCACAGATGTTTACAACGATGTTTCCTATCCAAGGGTCCTGCCCTATTCAAGAGGACAGAGACTACTGTGAATTCTTCACGCCCTGCTTTGGTGAGGCTCCTCACCGGGACAAGGAGAACATTGATTCTCCGAAGTGTCTGAAGAACCTCCCCGTGGACGACGTTTTAAAAAAAGTTACAGAAATCCTGGAGAAAAAGTAATGGACGGATTTAAGAACCTGAAAGAGTCTAGGATTCTGCGGACAACGTCTGTTCTTTACGATGATGTCTACTGGGAAGAGTACTGGCACAAACGGTTTAATGTTTCGTACTCAAAGAACGACCCCTCCGTTATTGCTGAGAACGAGAAGAAACTGATGTGGACCCAGAATCTATTCCACATTCCTTCCGGGTCTCTTCTTGATGTTGGGTGCTCGTTCGGGTATTTCGTTTCTTTTCTTAGAGATAGGGGATGGAACGCTCAGGGGATAGACTGTTCGGACTACGCTCTGGAGAGGGCGGAAGCAGACACGAAGCCATTTCTTCATAAGGGTCTTTCCTCCTCATTGCCGTTTGGAGACAAGACGTTTGATGTGGTCACGTGCTTCGATGTTCTCGAGCATCTCTACATCGAGGAAATCATGGCGACTGTCGAGGAGATTAAGCGGGTCTGTAAGGACGCTATCCTTATCAAGCTCCCGGCCTGGGGGTTTATTGGAGAGATGGAGGTAATCAACTCCTCTTTCGGTTCTCTCGACAAGAGCCATGTTTCCGTGTACCCGTGGGAATTCTGGGCAAGGCGTTTTCATGGGGATGACTTCTACTTTCTGAATGCCTCTCTCTGGAGAGGAGATGATGGGCGGGGTGTTGCTACAGAGGCGTGGATATCATTTAGGAGAAGGTAGAATGGACGCACTTTCGTTGTTACAAGATTCTCTGGTCAAGGTCCCGACAATCGGTAAAGAATTTATGTATCTAGGAGGCGGGGCTATCGCATACTTAATTTTGGAAAAAACATTCAACTTCGTAAAGTACCTGCTAGAGAAGCACAAGAAGAACGGAAACGGGAATGGAAACGGTTCTTTCAAAAAACAAGATGACACAAAGGCCGTTGCTGTCGAGTCTGCTTTTGAGGAAAGAAAAGAAGCAGACAAAGAGTGGAGAGACGATGTTCGTGGTCGTTTTGACAAGGTTGAGAGAAGCATGAGTTCGTCAACCAGGGAACTTGGACAGGTAAATACGAAGCTTGACATCGTTATCTCTGGTTTGGCGGATGTAAAAAAGAATTGTAAGGACCGCCTCCTTTTGTGCGATAAGAAGTTTGTTGATATTGAAAAGAGGACCTAAAGATGTCTTTAGTGCTGGGTAAGGATTCTGTCCGGGGTGTCTTAACCATACTACTTATTGTTCTTCTCGGAGTAGGTTCTGGTATTGGCATCTACGAGTATATTCGCTCGAAGACTCTGGACAAGAACGTAGCTCAACTCAAAGAAGATGTCGCCGGGTTGAAGGACCAGGCTAAGGTTGATGCAGTTCAACTGGCGGCGAACAGCAAGGAACTCGCCGATGGGAAGAAGGAGCGAGAGACTCTCGCCTCTGAGAATACCCAGCTCCATTCTCAAAACGCTACTGTCATCGCCGAAAGGGATGAGTATAAAAGACAGCTCAAGATGATGACAGACATCCAGATAGCGGAAGAGATGGGGAAGAGAATTGGGGCAGAGGAGGTGGGGGTTGTCGTCTCCGGGAACTTCCGGTTCAGCCTAACCAGAGTCGGCGGGGAGAAGACCGTTGCTATATTCAAGGATGCTGAGGTCTACTTCACGCTCTCTCAGAACCAGTCTAAGGAAATAGGCAATCTTAATATTACGGTGAAGTCCTTGGAGTCCTCCTTGAAGACTGAGGAGAACAGTACAGCCATCGAGCACGAGGGCCGGGTCAGGGCCGAATTCACATTGGACAAGGCCATGAAGGACGTTACGACACTTGTCGGGCAGAAGAAACTTAATCGTTGGATGGGAAGACTCGAGGGGGTCGGAGTGGCTGTTCTGACATTCCTTCTTATCAAGGGAGTCAGTAAATGAAAACAGGAAAGGTACGCCCCAATGCTTAAAGAATGGCTTTACAATTATAACAGTTTTAATTCCATCAAGGTCCTGGCGTGGCGGGAACAGTTGGAGAAGCTGGCGAAGGGGGAGGTTGTAGTCCCCATCACCGTTACGGTTGACCCCACCAACATCTGCAACGTCAACTGCTCCTGGTGTTCCTCCAGCGAGCTTCGTCGCAAGCAGGTCCAGTCCATTCCAGATAAGGTTCTTCTCGAGCTACCAGAGTTCCTGTCGAAGTGGGGCGTTCGGTCCGTCGTCATCTCCGGTGGCGGGGAGCCTCTTCTCCACCCGAAAATCGTCGATTTTCTGAAGCTCCTCGGAGAGAAGAAACTCAAGGTCGGATTGATGACGAACGCCGTCAACATGGACACCGACGAAATCCGCAAGGCTATCGTTGAGAACGTCCGGTGGGTGGGCATCTCTCTCGATGCCGCCTCGCCAGAGACATACATGAAGATTAAGCGGCCCAGGGTCGCCAACGCATTTCCCAGGATTCTGGATAACATCGGCTGGCTGTGCCGGAACCGTGGGGAGGGGAAGCGTCCCAAGGTCACGACCAAGTTTGTCATTCATCATCTGAACTACGGGGAGATGTACAGGTTCGCTGAGATGTCGAAGGGCCTCGGCGTGGACGAGGTCCACATCCGGCCCATCTACACCCCCATCTACAAGTTCACGAAGGGTGTCAGGAAGACGGTAGAGTTCTACCTGAGAGAAAGCCGGAAGGACCTCGAAGACGACAACTTCAAGGTCTACGGGATAGTCCACAAGTACGACAGGGACTGGTACAAAATCGTCCGTTTCCAGAAGTGCTACGCTACCCCGCTTACGGGCGTGTTCCTGGCAAACGGGACATTCTCAATCTGCCAGGACCGTCGTGAGGATACGGCGGCTAACCTCGGGAAGTACTACCCGTTCGAGGAGTTCCTTACGAAGTGGGGCGGACAGAAGCACAAGGACATGATAGAGAGAATCTCTCCGCAGTCCTGCCCACATTGTTCGCAATGTATCACCAACGAGGTGGTTGAGTCAGCCATTATCAACGACGAGATGACGCTGGAGTTTATCTGATGAAGAAAATGATAGGAAGAGACTCAACGGTAGAGGCCCGAGGCTTCTACGGTCACCAGGGAAGGAAGGGTCAGCGAGGAGGGAGCCTCCCAAGAAGTGGCGGTTCTTCCACGGTCAACAGCCCCGACCAGGACTTTGATACGGGCTACGGAGATAAAGGAGCGGGACCGGACAGAGTTGGAAAGACACCCGGACGTTTGGACAAGGCTCTGCTCTCGTGGATGAAGGTCTGGTATAGGGTAAACCAGAAGTCTGCCAAGAGAACCGGGAAGAAGTTCAATGTTCCGTTCAAGACCTTCGTGCAGAACCCGACGATGCACGCCATTGTTGGAGAACCCACCCGCTCGTATAGGAGACCCCGATGACGATATCAATAGCGGAGCTGGTCTCTCAGGTAAGAGAAGAGGTTGGGGGTCCCCCGGAGAAGGAGATAGGGGACGAGGTCATCCTCCGGCACGTTGGAGACGGTATCTCGGAGGTTTCGAGGTATGTTCCTAACAGGGCCATCTACTCCTTGACTTTGAGGGAGGGTGTGTCTGAGTACACCCCCGAAACAGGAGTAGTTGACATACTGACGGTTTTTCCTTACGTTCAAACTAGCCTGGCTGAAATTTTTGGCTCGGAGTTTGATGTGTACCTTGGAATGGACCTGATGTTCGACTGGGAGATGTCCCAATACAACAGGCTAGTGGACTACCTGAATCGCACCCAGGTTCACGAGGTGTTCTCATGGGACTTCAACCTTGGGACACAGCTCCTTCGGCTTATGCCACCCCCGACAATCTCTTACGAAGGGAAGAAGGCCTACTATGTCGGGGTGAAGGACTGGAATATCTCGACCCTCCCGGCGAGGCTCAAGAGGCTTGTCGTTCGTTATGCGACAGCTCAGATTCTGCCTATTTTGGCTCGGTACAGGTCCAGGCTCACGTCGCCTACTCGGACGGGGACTTCTGTCGATTATCAGCTCTCCAATCAGCTCCTAAAGGATGGTCAGGAGTCAATGGATAGCTGGAGAGAAGAGGTTCTGGCTGAGGAGCGGCGGTGGTTCTGGATGTAGACGGCTTGGTAAGGTAGCACAAAATACCACTCAGGAGATTTACATGAAGAAGAATGAAACCTTTCTCAAGGTCAGGGGGTTCTACCGTATCCAAATCAACGAAGGGGACCCCGCTCGGCCTTTGAAAATCGTCGGAGACTCCGGCTGGAAGCCCAACATGGTCACGAACAACGGGTTCGATATGTTCCTGTGCCGACTTCTGGGGTCCTCGACGGGTTCCAAGCAGGTCAACTGGATGGCTCTCGGTACGGGGACAGCCCCGGCCTCGAACGCCACCACGCTCCCCGGAGAATGCGTCAACGGCACGACCAACAAGCGGGTGCAGGTCACCATCAGCATCAGCAACTCGACGAAGCTCCGGTTCACGGCGACGTTCAACTCGACGCTGGGGTTCGTCCAGGGCCAGTCCACGCTCTCGAACGTGGGCCTGTACGACACCACCGGGACCTCGACGGGGACGCTGTTCGCTGGCTCGACCTACGCCGGGTCCACCTGCGACACGAACCAGAACGTCAACGTGACCTACGACATTAACTTCGCATAACCGCCGGGTTATCTTTATTTCACTTGGAGGTGAAGGTTTGAAAAAGAAGAAGGACGTTATCAATGTCCTGGAGAAAGGCGGCGGTGTCCGCCTTGAACTGGGATGCGGAGAGCGGAAACAGCGGGGATTCATCGGGCTGGACAACCGGAGGCTCCCAGGTGTGGATATCCTCCACGACCTCGAGGTTTTTCCGTGGCCCCTACCCGATGAGTCCTGTGCTGTTGTCATCGCTTCTCATGTCATCGAGCACATCAAGCCTTGGCTGATGATTAAGTTCATGGACGAGGTTTGGAGGATTATGAAGGATGACGGGACGTTTGCCATGTCCCACCCTTACGGGGTGAACGACCTCTACCTCGGGGACCCCACCCATTGTAATCCGTGCATCCAGTCTACCTGGCAGTACTTCGACCCGAGGTATCCTCTGTACCTGGTCTACCGTCCGAAGCCCTGGAGACTCGGTGACGGCTTCCCTGTGTGGAACGTCGGAGGGTGCATGGAGGTTCTTTACTACAAAGTTTCTGAAAAAGAGGGCGAGCGGATGACGAAAGAAGAGGCGGTCTACAAGGGAGACATCGCCGGGGTTCAGAACGTCGTCCCGGAGAAGGGGAAGGCTCCTTCCGCTCCTCAACTTGGCGTACTGGGTCTAAAATGAGCGACCTCGGAATCAACGTAGCGGAAGAGGTCGGGACACAGGAGAGAATCGGACCCGACAGGCCCCCCGTAAGGCCCCAGGACCTGCTCCAGTTCAACGCTGTAGGCCTTCTTCTGGTCCACCCCAAGGGGTCGGTCAGGGTCGTCGCTGTAAAGGCTCTGACGGCCTCTCCAGACATGGCTCTAAGTATCGCCAAGGGGAGCACATTCCATATCCAAGAAGACGTGGAGGTCAAGTGAAAGCAAAGGTAAAGGTCAAGGAAAAAAAATTTGGCGGGAGTCTCATCATCGCCAAGTCCACCCCGCCGCAGAGACGGCTGATGGTTTGTATCCCCATGACCGGAAATCTCCGAGCGGAGTGGGTCATGGCCCGGTATGGGCAAATTATCCCGTGTAACTGGAGCCTCGTGGAGCATATCGAGTGGGTCAATACGACTTCCCCGATGCAGTTCCTTGTTGCTGACGCACGGAACCTCTGCGTGAATCAATTCCTCCAGGGAGGCTACGAGTGGCTCCTCTTTGTAGACCACGACGTTTGTCTCCACCCGATGTTCCTCGTTTGGATGAATGAGTACATGGTCAAGGCGACTGTTCCGATTATTTCCGGGTTGTACTTTACGAAGTCGGTCCCGGCGGAACCCCTGGTCTACCGGGGCCGGGGAACAGGGTACTTCGACAAGTGGAAAATAGGAGACAAGGTCTGGGTGGACGGTCTTCCGATGGGATGCACGCTCATCCACCACTCTATCCTAGAGACCCTCGCCGACGAGGTTGAAACGGTAAACATCATGGGGAGGAACGTCAAGAAGGTGTTCGAGTCCCCCACCAGGGTGTTCTACGACCCGGAGAAAAACGAGCTTCGGACCTCTGTCGGGACCGAGGACCTCGAGTTCTGTACGCAGATAATGAAGCGGGACATCTTAGGCAAGGCTGGGTGGAAGAGTCTCAGCAAGAAGCCGTACCCCTTCCTTATCGACACGAAGATGTTCTGCTACCATATCGAATCGAACGGTGTGAAATACCCGGCTATGGGTGAGCACACGAAGTTTCTGTCGCCCAAGCAACGCAAAATAGCGTCACAGCTCGGGTACTAAGGAGAAGGCTATGAACAAGACTTTCAAAACTATTCTTACCGTTCTCGCTGTTGTCATCGTGATTGGCGTGGCTTTCCTCGTGGGCCGGGGTCAGGCGGGACTCCCTGAAAAGACAGTTCCGTTCTCTCTCACGGTCAATGCTTCGGGGAACTACACCATCACCATTACTCCGGCGGACCAGGTCTGTTCTAAGGGCCAGGTCGTTACGTACACCATCGCCGCCGTTCCTACGGGTGGGTTCGATGCCGACATTCAGTTGACTGTCGGAGGTCTCCCTGCGGGAAGTTTTACGTTTTCCAGAGTTGTTCTGACACCGGGGAATTATACGTCTACCCTGACTGTCAACACGACAACTCTCGATGCGAACTCGGTGTACAGTTGCAACCTTACCGCTAAGGACATCTAACCGTCACAGGACGGAGAGGAGGTTCCTATGAAGAGGGCCGCTCGTATCGCTCTTGCTCTGCTTGTTCTGCTGGTCGGTCTCTACGCCCAGACTGGCGGGAACCGTCTCACGGTGGGGTTCTCACAGCGTCCCGCTTTTCCACGTGTAGGGGACCTCGTCAAGTTCACGGACTACTCTGCTGGAAATCCTGTTGAGTGGCTGTGGGACTTCGGTGATGGGGGGACCAGCCCTTTGCAGAACCCCACCCATGTCTACAACACCGCTGGGGACTACACGCTGACGGTCACCATTACGGACAGCACCGGGGTGTCAGCATCTGTTACGATTAACGGACATCAATGAAAAATCGGATGTTGGAGGTTCTTTCCACGGAACGGGTTTCCGTCGTGGAGAATCTTTACCATGCCGACCTTCCGTTATCTCCTTCTGGCGGCTCGGATGTTTGGGTCAATTCGATTGAGAATGGCCCGGATAAACCCATTGAGCTGACCCTGGCCTATTTTAAGAACTCCCGGCTCTCTGTTACAACCGCCGCCAGGACTGCTGTCTCGAACATTCACTACCACTCCGCCTTCGATGTCTCGAAGGCTCTTCCATTGTCAATCCAAGCCGGGTTGCCTTCGGGCCTCCCGGCTTTTTTATTTCTATCAAAAGGAGAAAGTTAAGTGGGAAAACCAAGACCTGTTGAGGACCGAGTTCGGGACTGCATCGCCAACCACCCCGACTGGGACACACCACGAGTTCTGGCGGCTATCTTTGGGTCGTCTCGGGAGCTGATTGAGACAATCCGGGAGGGAAAGCCTGTAACCCCCTCTCTCGTCGAGCCGAAAGGTAGCGGTACGATAACCTTGGACTCGATTAGAAAGAGGTATGACATCTCTGCCTCTATAAAAACCGAGTTGTGCAGACTCAAAGCGGGAACTCTCATTGCAGAAAGAGAGTTGTGCTCGAAGACCGCCGGGAAGGACCGGAACAGGTTCAAACGGGCGGTTGATAATACCGAGGAGTTCGCCGCAAACCGGATAAAGCTCCGGCTTGGGGAGGACACCGACGGTCAATGGTTCTGGGGGTCCGCACTCGACGTGGCAGAAGCCAAGCGGGTCCGAGACGAATAAGGAGGCTACAATGCCGAAAAACGAAATCAATCTAGTTGAGTTGGCTGACCTGCTCGCCGAGGGGGAAGGGGGCAAAGAGAAGCTCAAGAAGCAATCGAAGGCTATCTCCTCCCTTGTGGAAACCCTCATGCTCATGTACAAGAGGCAGAAGCCCTACGAGGTCCCGGTCAAGACCGACGGGAACAAACTCAAGTTCGGTCTCATCGGAGACACTCAAATCGGGAGCCTCTACCAGCAGGGGGACGCTCTGAGGGCCTTCTACCGGAGAGCCTGGGACGAGGGTGTCACCACGGTCCTGCACACGGGCGACGTGCTCGACGGATGGCGAGTCTACAAGGGTCAGGAGTTCGAGCTTCGTCCAGACGGGAAGAGCTGGCCCGAGCAGAGAGACATCTTCATCAACGAGGTCCCGGAGTACAAGGGGATGTCCACCATCTTCATCACCGGGAATCACGACTCCTCGTTCAAGAACCTCGTCGGGATGAACGTCGGCGACGAGCTGACCAGGGTCAGGCCTGACTGGAAGTTCGTCGGGCAGGACGTGGGGGACGTGGAGATGAAGACCTCGGAGGGGCAGACCTACAAGGTGCGTCTCCTCCATCCGGGCGGAGGGACGGCCTACGCCGTGAGTTACCACGCCCAGAAGATTGTGGAGTCCCTCGCAGGGGGCCAGAAACCAGACCTCCTGGCGATTGGACACTACCACAAGAGCATCTTCATGCCCCAGTACCGGAACGTGGCCTGTGTGATTACGGGGTGCTTCCAGAGCCAGACTCCATTCATGGTTCGGCAGTCGCTTGCCGCTCACGTCGGGGGATGGATTATGACGACCCACATCAACGACAGGAAGAAGCTCACGAAGCGGCTTCAAGCCGAGTGGATTGGATTCTTCGAGGAACAGAAATAGGAGAAATAGGTGGCCTCGTCAGGACCCAATAGCCCAACTGCGTCAGCTCAAATTGTAGCGACGTGGACGAGCTACGGGAACGTCTACTCGTCCGACAACAACCGGGCGAACTCTACCTCCACGTCCGCTATCATGGCGGCGACGGGGTTCGGATTCTCAATCGACAACCAGGCCACCATCCTCGGAATCGTCATCGAGGTCGAGGGCTACGGCTCCGGCTCACAAGCCGCACGGAGAGGACTCTCTGCAAGTCCCACCAAGGACGGGACCAGCAAGGCTGGGGACACGGGTGCTCAGACCGACCTCACTACGACTACTCCTGAGACGAGCTATCGTTCCTGGGGGTCCTCCACGGATATGTGGGGAACGACCTGGACCCCCGCTCAAATCAACGACTCCACGTTCGGTGTGCTTCTGCAACCAGCCGGGACCACGGGTTACGCTCGCTACGTGGACCATGTCCGTGTCACCGTCTACTACCTCGACTCGGACAAGCCCAGCGTCTCTGACGGGGTAACAGTTGGGGAGTCTGGGACGGTCCAGAGAGAAGACGCTACTCTCCCTGACCGGGATGTCAGCGTTTACGACTCGGTCACGAAGACCGAGATTGCACCGACCATTCTCAATAGCGAGCTGATTCTGGTTACCTCCCAGGGGGTAACGAAGACTGAGCTGACCCCGACGCTTCTGGTTGGGGAACTGGCTCTGGTCACCTCCCAGGGGGTGACCAAGACCGAGGTCAGTCCGTTGGCTCAGGTTGAGGACAAACCTCCATTATCAATCACCCTGACGGCAGAGCACGCCTACGCCACAGAGTCGTCTCCGACCCTTCGAGACGGGGACATTCTTCTGGTCACGACCCAGGGAGTTACGAAGACGGAAGTGGCTCCGACGCTCTCCTTCGGGGATATGAACCTCCCAATTATATCGGAGGGGGTCGATATTACCGAGCTACAGCCCTCTGGGAGGCTCTCAGAGCTGTTTTTCCTGTCCACCCAGGGCGTTTCCCTGGGTGAGGTCCTGTCCTGGCAGGTTACGGGCGGTGGAGGCCTGGATATCAATGTCGAAGTGAACTCCAACATGGACGTGCCGGACCCGGAAGACTGGCTCGAGTACAAGCGGCGGGTCTATGTGGAAAGCATGGGGATGGGGGCGTAAGTGGCAACTCGCATCTATCTTCCATCGTCGGGGTCGGCTCCTGTAGCCCCCTCGACGTGGAACCACGCCAACCAAGCTGGTACAACTTACACACTTCCCGGCGTGCTAGTCAAAGGCACTACCGCCATGACTTCTCGAACGACGGCTTCGGGAACGACAAACCCCTATACCCGAGCCGTCATGCGGTATGTCATCGGCCCGTTGGCTCCGAATCAGATTTCCGGCACGGTCAACTTTGTTATGCGGGTCTCGGAAGCGGCTACGGGAGCCAACGCCACTTTCTCTATCGCCGTAAAAATTATTCAGTCCGGTGGTGCTGACCGCTCTGTTCTTTTGGCGGCTACGGCTTCTGACAATGCTTCTTCTCCTTACGAGTTCTCGACTTCTCTCTACGGCAGACGAGCCTACGACGTAAACGAAGCCCGACCTATATCGCTCACTTCGCAGACTCCTACTGACGGCGACTATCTAGTCGTCGAAATCGGCTTCCGTTCTGCCACTAGTGTCACCAGAAACATCGTTCAGAGACACGGCGACGATGTCTCTACGGACATGGTGGATGAGGACGGCTCTAACACCAACGACTACGCTCCTTGGGTCGAGTTCTCCAACGACATTCCTTGGCAGACCCTTTGGCCCACCACAACGATTTCAGACATCGTGGGAGTGGGAGAGTCTGTCACCGTTAGACTAGAAGTAGCGGTTCCCGTAATAACAGAGGGAATAACTGTAGGAGAAGTAGTAACCCTTTATGTTCCTGTTCTCCCCGTCAATATTACTATCTCTGATTCTGTAACGCTCACCGAAGCAAGGACTCTCGTAGTTGGAACTGTCGTTGTTCCTACAAGAACTGAAGCTGTAACTCTAACAGAGTCCGTATCGCTTTCCGGTCTGCAACCGCCGGACCTCTCTATAGGTGTTGTGACCGTCAACGGGGCTACCGGACAAAATTGGGACTGCCCTCAAATCGTCTGGAACCAAATTGATAACTGGAGTGCGACTCACGGGGAGACTATCTGGTTCGGACGTTGGTTTAGCCACGATGAGCCGTGCGGTGTCAGATTCGCATTGGACGGAGCCGTTCCCTCTGGGGCCAGAATTCTGTCGGCAAAGGTGCGGTGCTATGGAAACAACAACCACGAGGTAGACGACTTCTGGATTCACGTTTCCGAAGACGACGACGCTCCAGCATACCCCGGTGAACCCGCCGCTCCCGGCTATGTGACTCCGGCTCCATCTCCGTCAATAACGACCTACCCTACCACCTCTGAAGGAACGGGGGCGGTCCACATTAACCAAACAGCTTTCTGGGCGGATGGTGATTGGAATGAGATGGAGATTGCGGGTCTCATTCAACACCTCGTCGATACTTACTCGGGGTTGGCCCAAAACGCTCATGTCTTCGTGTGGATGAACGCAGATGCGGCGTGGTCTGACTCTACCGAGAATGGCTTTTATAGTTATGAAGCACCGTCAGAGTCTCTCCGCCCTCAACTCATAATCACTTACAACAATGTCCACGAACACGTTACTGTTTCTGAGTCTGTTGGTCTCCTGATTTACACGCCTACCAGATTCTATCTGCAATCGACGGGAACCCCTGCCATTAATCCTGTTGAGGGTGGATTTTGGGATGACAACTCTCAAATCACTCCTCATAAACTTTCGTTCGTCAAAGAAAGTACGGCCCTTACGAGTTATTCCGTAAACGAGGTTGCTCCCGGCTCTTACTTTGTAGGAGCGGTCCGCCTTGTGTCTCCTCCTCTGTTTGCCGCTACCGTTCCAGCGGCGACACTTTGGAGAATCGTGGCGAGGATTATGGAGACCTCGGGGGCGTTGCTGACCGAGCAGACTGCGTATATCAAAGTAGTTGACGGAGTTACCGGGGCGAAGAAAGACGAAGCGTTCTCCGGTGGTTGGGACTATCAGGAAGCCGCCACCTCGCTTACCGCCAGAAGCAACAATACGCACCAAGCCCTTTATAGTTCAATAATCATTGAAGAAGGCGACAGGCTCGTCATTGAGTTGGGCTTCCGATTCACGAACACGACAACTACACAGCATACGGGGACTATTCAACTTGGAGACACTCCTGCTTCTGCCCTCGCTTACAATGACACCGACACCTCTGCGAACTACCCGTGGTTCGAGATTGACTATGAGCTGAAGCAGAAGACGTTGGAGATTAGCGTCTCCGAGTCTGTTACTTTATCAGAATCGAGGACTCTTGTTGTAGGAGCTGTCATTGTTCCTACCCGCTCTGACTCCATTACTGTCGCTGAGTCC